GAGAAGCGGACGACGCACAACGCACAGCGCACGTCCGCACTCGAAATTAAACATCCAGGAACGGAAAGAAGAGACGCTCCGGGTGTTCGGTTGGATTACAGCCCATCAGCATGAACTCGATAGGCAACCTTCACTGTCATTGTGGAGTCATTTGATGCATTACCGGCAATCTCACCATCTCCAGTATTGAAAAGCTCAAGCCCTTTATTAACCGCATTTGCGGCTGTCATTGTGGCTATACCCGCCGCCGGAATGAACGCCATCTGATCTGCGGCCTGATCAATGAAACCTGTTGTCTCGATTGCGCCCGTTACATCCTGACCGCTGGTACTATACTGAATGACCAGATTGTCAACGGTCTCGGTAAGAACTTCTGAGCCGTAATCGAGGATGAGAACAGCCGATACGAACTCAATGAACGTGTTCGCCCCAGTAGCCGCAACTAAAGCCTTCGGAGATGCCCTTAACGCTTTGATATCAGCATTGGCAAGCTCAACTGTGGAATGGTATATCCCGGTTGAGGAATCGAAAGTCACTGAAGCGATACCGGAGACAACACCCGTTGCGTCAATATCCCAGTCAGCCGTATCTATTGCCATTGTTCCGGTAGGAGTAATTGTGATATCGTCACCAGCTGTTATGGTAATATCACCATTAGCTGCGCCAGCCGCTCCAATTGTTATTCCACCATCAGAAGTTGAAATACCAACAGCATCAGCCCCGGTCCCGGCTGACGTGATCAGAACGCTTGAATCGTTTGCCCCGGTTACGCTGATCGTTAAATCATCAGCCGCTCCGTCTGAGGCCAGGGTCACGGTCATAGCCGCACCTGCTGTGCCTGTGATATCGGCTATCCCGGTTAAAGCACCCGTAGTGGATATGTCCCATGAGGATGAGTTGACTGCTACTGTATTGGACCCACCACCAACTGTTACCGCTTCCGTAGTTGTTCCAGTCCCAATATTGGTGGCGAAATTGCTTGATGCGTTGAGGTTGACAGCCGCACCCGTTATTGTCGCTCCAAGTGATCCGGTAAGCAGTCCGTCCATCGTAATTGCGCCGATTCCGGTCATGGCTCCTGCTGTGGAGATGTCCCAATCGGAGCTATTGACCGCCACAGTCTCTGTTCCTGAACCGATAGCAACAGCCACCGTATTCCCATTGGTAAGCAGGATGGAATTTAGGTAAGCGGCCCCGTCAACGTCATAAGCCTGAAGTGCAAAGGTCTCAGCCGTTGTAGTTGATCCCTTTACCGAATTACCCGTTGCCAGAACAACGTCACCAGCAGAAAGTGTCAAATCGCCCGACATTCCCAGTGAAGTAACACCACTAATAGCCCCGGCAGTTGAGATGTCCCACGACGTGGAGCTAACAGCCACTGTCCCGGTCCCGTCACCAAGTGTCCAGTTACCGGAAACGGAAAGACTACCAGCCGCAAGAGATCCCACAACTGTAACTGTCCCATCCTGGCCAACCACAAATGCTCCAGCCTGACCACTGGTACTGACTACTAAAGGGTCAACATTGGCATCATGGCTTATAACCTCAAGAACGGTTCCGTCAGTAGGGTTCCCCGTCTTGGACTCAATACGCATAACGGAAACGTCACCAAAGGCTCCTAATCCCTGGAAATTGAACATGTCTCCGTCAGTTTTGGTTGAAGTAAGTATCTGCTGGAAAGTGGTCATGGCTATGGTTCCAGCAGCGTCCGGATCAGCAATATCGTCCCAAGCCGTTGTTGCGGTTGAGAGCAAACTGGTCACGGTCCCGGCATCATCCTCAAAAAATATGTCGTTGTTGACACCAAATATCCTCCACCACCCCGATGCTGGATTCCCACTCGGATTGGCTGAGAGTTCCGGACCCAGTATATAGTTATTGGGTCTTGCTTTCAGTGTGATATCCGATCCCCGGTCCTCCAGTCCAGCCTGGGCAGTGAAAGAAAACAGCATAAATAACATAACGGTTATTAAGCTGGTAATCTTTTTGAATTTTATCATTTCGTTTTCCTCCATCGTTCTGGTCCCCCGTTGCTGGGGGACCACTATTGACTACTGATAATTAATACCCAGCCGTTAGCCCGTGATCCTTAATCCCATATGAGGATTGGGGGTATCCCATCCGAACAGTATATCCAACCTCGTTATCTCCTTATAGTTGGTGATATCGTAGGCCGTAGCCACTGTTATGCTGAGTCCCAAATCCTTGTCATTGGCCTGTCCCCACATTACGGACTGACCTGCTGATTTGGGTTTCTCGAACGGGACCACTGTGAGGGCAAAACAGTCCGGAACGAATGCCAAGTTCTGGGGGAGTGCCTGAGAATCAGTACCCACAACCGTAATAGCCGCTCCATTCTGGGGAAGTGTTACCACCGTCTGGTACGGGAGGTAATCCTCAGTTGCCGCACTGGAGTATATAGCCGGGGAAATGGGGATTGTGGCCGCTCCAGCACCATCGCTGGTTACATCAGCCGTTACCGTAAACTGACGGGACTCATTACCCTCCCACACCTGACCATTGACCGGGTTTACGCCGTAAACCGCATCTATCGTTATTACGTCACCAGCCTTGAGTATGCCGGTTGCGTTGGCCCAGCCGTTAGTGACCAGTGAAGTTGCACCCTCAGCAGTTGCACCGTTCATAACTCCGGTGGAACCGGCATCCCATATACCAACTGTGTGAGTCTGGACGTTCTGACTCATAAAGAAGTCCATAAGAGCGAAAGTCCCAATGAACCCCTTCCTCAGTAACGTGTCCACAATGTTCTGTTGAAATACGGACTTGAGTTCCCCATCTGCCATTGACCAGTGAGCCTTGGGGGACAGAATGCATATTCTTCCATCACGGGGTATTGACTCATTGTCCAAACGTCCTGCAGCCAAAGTCAACACGTTGAAGGTTGAGGGTGTGGTTCCCGGAGTACCCACCAAGTTGTACAGGTTCTTGTACTCCAGATGGCCGTAGCGGTCCACCAGATCGGCAAGTGTGATGGTGGCCGGATTCACGTACTTCTCCGAAAATTTTTCGATCTTCAGTGTGAGGTCGGTTTCCAGAAAATCCCAGCCGACGTGAAAGTGCTGATCCACCGTGATTGTGGTGCTTCTCTCCTGAATGTCAACCGGATCGAAGGTTGCTCCGCTCTTAGCACGGAATTTGTTGGGGAGCTGAACTGATACACTGGCTCCCTTTTTGTAACCACCAACAGCCGCATTAAAGTTGTTGTTGAATCCCTTATACACGTGGTTACCCATTACCATACTGTTCTTCAGATCAAACAATGCTCGTTCAGCAATCATAGTGTGGGTCAAAAATACATCAGTCATTTTACATTCCCTTCTTAGCTCTCCTTACCCTCTCCCATTCAGCGTGGAGTTCAGCCCTTGACTTTTCATTGTCGGGTTTCGGTGGAGGATTTCCCCCACCCCCATTCAGAATTTTGGGGGGATTAGGAGCAGCGGTAATCTTCTTCTGTTGAGAAGATATTATAGTTTCAATACGTCCTATTTCCTTGGCCTGTTGAACTGGACTGAGGGATGCAATACGGGATGCCTCCTCCGGGTTCTTACCCAGGTGATATAGTACTTCACCCAGGTTATCCCCCATAGCCGCATCATACATGTGCTGAGTGACTGGAACGCTTGTATTGAGTGCCACCGAATCAAAGTCGGCATACTTAGCTCTTGCCTCCTTGATCACCTTAGTTGTTGTGGACTTACTCTCACTTTTCCGTTCCTTGTCCCTCTCAGCCTTAATTTCGGCTAAGGTCTGGTCCCTCACTTGCTTGGCAACGGCCTTCAAGTAATCAGCGTCGCTATTGAAGTCGTTCGGGTCGAGTTCGGGTGGCCCCTCGTCCTTCTTGGGGTCTCCCGGAGCTACGGAACCGGTACGAGTGGCCCCCTCCGCAATGCCCCTGTAATACGCCGCTTCTGTTCTCAGACGATCTGCTTCTTCCTTGAGCCGTTTCTTCTCAGTCGTTAGTTCACTGAACCTTTCCTGGAGTCCTCCCTTCTTGGGGGGAGTTCCAGCGAGGGTTTCACCCTCAGGGGTTGGCGGATCCCCGGTTACGCCGTTGTCAGCAGGTGGTAATCCCCCACCAGTCGGGCCTTGATCGTTAATTACTGGGTCCATACTTCCTCCTTGGTGTTGACAGCCGTGAGGCCGGATTTTACCCGGAGTTCCGTCCGGTTCGGTTGAACCTACTTCTCATTTATACCTAAGATTCTAATCTTACCTCTGTCGTTCTGATAATGTACCTGATTACCCTGATGGTCAATGACAGTATTACTGCGGACCGGGGATCCTTCAATCTGAGCCTTACGGCGCAGGGATTCAATGTCCCCTTCCCGGAGTGTGGTTTTGGGTTCACTCACTGGTTTCACCTCCTTCCGTTGGAAAGCCCATAGCCCCCATTGCACCTGCGGCTCCGGCTTTGATCATTGTCTGGTCACGGGCTACTAGCTCCCGTTTCGTTTTGACGATATTGAGTTTCTTCATTTCGTTCCCCAGATTGATGCTATTGGCCTTTAGCCCCTTGAGAACGTCGTCGGGGGATGGTTCCTGTGGTTGAGCGGGACCATCATCGTCAATTCCGGGGGGAAGCAGTTTCTTGAGACGTTTGGCGATCTTGAGCGCACCCGGCCAATCCTGGACCTCAGCAATGAGATCCATGACGAAAGCGGCAGTGTTGGGAGCAGTGCGGACGAAATCGAGCATGGACTCAGCCGCTTCAATGCGCTGAGTAGTGAAGCTGGGTCCTGCAGTGACCACCGCCTTGTACCTACCGCTGGAGAGGTCGTTGATGATGATGGTCTCACCAGTGGCTATGTCAACCTCAGACTGGTTGAAGGTGATCATTTCCTCCTCATCCATTTCGTTGGTAATCACGATCTGACGCTCAGTGTCGTAGATTCGGGGTATGAGGTCCAGGAGTATGTCTCCGCAGAACTTCACTGCCCGTTTGAGGTTATCGTGAAAGTGGAAATTGGCAACGTCTCCCTCACGCTGACGAGCAAGTATGGCCTTCCCCGAAACCTCGTTACTCCGTGCACCCATTGAAGCGTCGTGGAGGGAGGTGGTGGCCTTCATTTCGTCATTAGCGAGGTTGGACTCGGTGATCTCCCCAATTGCGGTCTGAGTTACCAACTGCCGGGACGGGGGAGGAACGTTGGGAACGTACTTATACTTAAGGTGAGTGGGGTTGGACTTCCCAATGTTGTCCCAATCATCCTCTAGACCCTCAACCTGACCCTCCTCCACTATGTACGGGGCTTTGGGGGTAAGGGCTACAGTCTCAGTAGCGGCGGTCCTGAAGTAGTTGTACATTCGCTGAGGATCCTTGGCGAAACGGATCAAGCCCATGAGGATAACTTCACTGTCAATGACCAGCTCCTTACCGTAGACCGGAATGATGGGGATATAACGCCCAGGCCACTCAGTGGGGGGTTCGAGGAGCTTCTCTCCATCCACTAAGTACTGCATGACTTTGTGGGTCTCAATCTCACGTTCCCGGACTATAGTGGGGGTGGGGTTGAGAGTGGTTTGGGGATAATCAGTACCTTCAGGGGCTGGACCCTCAACCTCAATCGGTACTTCCGGATTGTTGGGGTCCGGCTCAAGGTGGATTATCTTCTCATTGGCCTTGAGGTCGTCGGAGATCTTATCCCACTCATCCCCATCAACCGTACGACCATCGGAGAGGAGGCATATACGCTTGGTTAGGGGTTCCTTAACCCAGTACTCAGCTACCCGAACTTGGCTCTCAGTGGACCAATTGGAATCCCCACTCCCCTCAGATGCGTTGAAGGGCACTGGTTCCTTACCCCGGTAACGGGCTTTATACTCATCCCGGCTTATCATCTCAGTGACAAACCCAAAACGTATGTCACGCCCGTCATGCTCCACATGATTGGGGTCAAGGTATACGGTCATAGGGTTGCGGATACGCTTGATGTAAATATCCTGATCCCAGGGTGAATCGTCGGAATTGACAGTGATAACCCGGAAGTAACCAAACCCGTTACGTACTGCACTCTCCAAAGCGGTTTGGTAGGCAATATCGGCGTTGGACTGGTTCTCAATTGTCTTGATGATACCGGCTATCTTGGTGGCCATATCAGCGTTGGAACCCTTGCCGTAGGGACGCACTTTTACTGCCAGTTTGTTAAGTCGGCTGTCATTCATCACCTGATCAACGAAGGAGGGGAGCTTGTTAATGACGAGGCAGGGACGGTCCTCAAGCTCCCGTTTCTTGACTATATCGGCTGGCCAGTGACCACGACCAGCCAGCATATTGAGATCCTCGGTCCCCTCTTTGCGGTTGAACCGCTCAGCCGATTCGACAACCCGGAATCGGGCATATGCTTCCTTGAGGATAGCATCATTCTTGGGTAGTGATTTGTCCTTGAGATCGTAGATTTTAGCCACGTGTAATTTCTCCCGTCTATTTAGTAACTATAGTTTATCCCTAACCCTTCGCTTATGGTAAGCCCCTGAGCCACCAAGTACAACACCGTAATACATTGGATACCTGAGATACCAGCTCTTGCCCGTGGACTTCATAGCTTCAAGAAAGATGGAATCTGCCTGGGCTTTAGTGACAACAGGGATGCTGTCTATGCGATATAGGTAATCATGCAATACGGCCTCCCTGTGCGCTCGATTCCCCCACATTTCATAAAATACCGGAATACGTGGAACGCTTGCAAAGTCAGTATAGAATCTTGCTTCCTTGTCCTCTACTGATTCAGGCTCACTTTCAATCTCATAAAACGTAGGGACAATAATCATCTTGCCTAAAAGTAAGCTCCAATATTTCAAAGGAGCCGTGACAATCCAGATGTTATCGCAACCGTCTTTAAGTTCAGCCGAAAGGCATGTTCTGAATCCAGCTTCCATATTATTCCTTTTCAATCTGCTTAGAAAAGAACGCCCACAATGCGCCCGATATTGCCTGGGCCGCCGCTATTTCCATTGAATATTGAGGAAAGAAAGGTGCTGCTGCCGTAGCTCCTGCAAACACGGCGCCGGGGATAGACGTTAAAAGATTCTTTTTAGGCTTGTATTCTTTTTTCTTTTTAGTTGTCATTTCTTCTCCAGTTGTTTCTCAATGATTATGATCTGGTCTTTAACTTGCTGATAATCCTCTTTAACAAGCGGGTCTTTCGGGTTACGTCTTAATTCTTCCCTGATTCGGTACTTCCTATCGTTAAGCAAAGTGAGCTGTTGCTGATTGAATTTAATATCCATACCTTCCTGTAATTGCTTGAAGGTCTGGACGGTCTTCTGTTCCAAAGCCTTCAGGTCTTCTGCTGTTGCAATTACACCGTTAAAAGCCCAGACACCAGCCCACAAAGCGGCCACCAGAGAACAGATTGTGATTGAGTTTTTTAGCCATTGTTCCATTGTCATTTCCTCCCTACTCGACACAGACAGTAAAAGTAAAACGCACACGCAATTATCAGAAGGAATATCAGGTTTAACATGAGCCCTCCTTTTACCTTATCTCATATCCCACAATTTCCCGTTCCGTTGTTTCAACCATCTTCTTTTTGTACTGCGTAATTGGCACAATGGAAACAGGCTTTTCGCTTATAACCTTGCCATCTTTCATAGTTACCTTGACAATCTTGTCGGGATCTTCAACCACCATAAACATAGACTGCCCGACTGTCTTATTTTTCTTGTCAATAATATCTTGGATGCTGTCAACAATAACGACCCTGACATCACTTTTTGAGCATGATTGCGAATAAGTCGGGAGCGTATAAGAATTGTCGATAAGCAGCACGTTCCCACCATTGCAAATACTCGTTAAATAAATCAGAATATAAAAGATTGTTTCCATGAGACCTCCTTTATCTTTTTGCCAGCGTTGGCAATATGGTCAATAACAATCCCTAACCTCAAGCGTAAATTCCATAAAGCCATACAGCCGGCTCATAAAAGCAGAGAATGTATTACCACTATTCAGCACCGCCCTGTTTCCTTTCAGCTTGCCGGTAGTCGCTCCAAGTAGAACGCACATCAAAGTATCTGCTTCCGTATTGCCGGCATGAAATAAAACAGCCGTGTGATCCTGTACGATAACCTCAAACGTGTCCGGCCACTTAGTGCCATGAAACCTTCTGCATTGATACTCACCTGCAGGGATATGTCCTTTGGAAGCGTCCCACATATCAGGCTCAAGGGTAAAACAGAATATCTCATCATTAAGCAAAAGAACGCCCAAAGAGCCTTGATCTGTTTGTTCGAGCCGGATTATGCGAGCTTTCATCTATTCCCCCTTCGCCTTGCTCCAAAGCCCCCTGACAAAAATGGCAACCGCACCGCCGGAAAGAACCGTAACCACAACATAAAGCACGATAGAACCTACCTTTTCGGATAACCTCTTAAACTTCAACATGAAAGGAATAACTGCCCTCATATCTTCTGTGCTAATTGCTGAAAACCTACAGTAATGACCATTGAGGGATTCAGCAACGCCCTTAACAATCGCTGTCAAATCTTCTTCGTGAATCCTTGTGGGTCTTCTCCGTTCAGGTTCGTGTTTTTCAGTTGCCATGAGTCAGCATCCTCTCAGTTAGATTGTTTATTTTACTGTCCCGCCCCCTGCCTGATACATCACGGTCATTCC